ACGTACCGCGAAACTTCTGGAAACATCCTGCTTCTTGAGTCCGGTGTGACAGCCAAGACGCTGAATCTGTCACCGGTGGATTCCATGCTTTTTGAGGTCGAAAAGATCACCAGAAGCAAGGTGGCCATGGTTTACAACATCCCTCCGCACCTGCTGGGGGACTATTCCGAGTCCAGCATAGCCTCTCAGGAGCAGATCATGCTCGAATTCCAGACCATGACCATGCTCCCGATCGTGAGAGCGTATGAGCAGGAGCTTGACCGGAAACTGCTAACCACCGCCCATAGACGGAGCGGGCTGCACTGGCGCTTCGACATGGACGCCGTGCTGAGAGCGGATGCAGCCACCATGGCCGAGGTCCATTACAAGGCCGTGCGCTCCGGCTGGATGACGCCGGATGAGATCCGGTTCTCCAGGAATATGCCTGCGCTGCCGAAAGGCGTGGGTAAGTGGGCTCTGGTATCTCAGGATCTGGCCACGCTGGACTACACCGTCAACGACAAGCCGAAGGTCCTGATGCGCGGCGTCAATGAGAACGGCAACGGCGACAGTTCCGGAGGATCCGGAGGCCAGACGCAGAGCCAGTCTCAGACGCAGACGGAAACGGAGGGCGGAAATGGAGGAGCTTGAGGCCCTGATCCAGCAGGCACGGGCGCTCGGAATGCCGAATCCGTCCATGTACCTGTTTCTGCCGCCCGATCAGCGCATTGATGCCCTGAAACGGGACATCGAAAAGGCAAAACAGTCCACATCCACCGGTGAATAGCCGGTGGTTATTTATACATAGCATGTGGAACCTATTCTGCGAGAAAGGAGGAAATCTATGGAACCGATAGAAAAACTGAAAGCTTTCAACATCCACAAAGCCGATCCGGTGAAGGATATTGGACTCATCAATCAGTACGCATTGAAGGAACTGAAACCTGAAGATGTGATGTGCTTTTCTCTGGTTCTCTGTGATAACGAGGTAGACAGGGACATGGAACAGTTTTCCGTGAAGTCTCTTGAAGCTCTTTCCAAGATGTTCGTTGGAAAGACGGGAATCAAGAACCACTCATGGGATACCAGAAGCCAGGTCGCAAGGCTCTACAGAGTTGAGCTGCAGAAGACTGCAGAAAGGACCAGCACCGGCGAACAGCTGGTACAGCTGATGGGCAGCGCCTATATGCTGCGGACCGAGGAGAACAAGGCCCTGATTACCGACATCGAAGGTGGGATCGTGAAGGAGGTTTCAGTAGGATTCAGCATCAGAAAGCTGGCCTGCTCCATCTGCGGCGAACAGATGAAGCGCTCATGGTGGGAGCCCACGAAATGCAAGAATGAGCATATCAAGGGCAAGGACTATGAGGGCAAAACCTGTGTCGGCATGATGGAAGATCCGGCGGATGCTTATGAATTCTCTTTTGTCGCAGTCCCATCCCAGCGCGGTGCCGGCACGGTAAAGGGATTTGAGCCTGAAACGAGCCTCTTCAAGATGATCATGGAAGTCAGCCCTGAAGAACTCGCCCAGAACGAAGAAGCCCTTGACGCCGCTATCGCACATCTGCTCGAAGCAAAGCAGACCCAGGAAGACCGAGAGGCTCGGAAGAAGATCCTCGAGGAAAACGACACCGTAATCAAATTTTTTGAAAAGGAGAATATCTGAAATGACGCTTTTTGAACTCAAAGAGAAGATGGCCACTCTGAAGGCCGCAATCCTCGCCGATGCCAACTGGCTGGCCGAGAAAGCCGCAGACCCCAACACCGAGATGAAGGACATCGAAGAGAAGCAGGCTCACCGTGACGACCTGCAGAAGCGCTATGACACCGTGAAGGCGGAGCATGACCGCATGGAAGCCGAGCAGCGTGCGGAACTCGCTGTCCAGGACGGCGTCGGTGCCGGCATGACTGCCGAGAAGGCTCTGATCACCGCAAAGGCTGCGTTCTATCGCGCTGCTCTCACCGGTGGCGACACCAAGAAGGCTTATGAAGGCCTCGGCGGCATCCCCGCTGCCACTGCAGATCTCGGTCACGGCGAGAACCTGCTCCCGAAGAACGTGAGCAACGAGCTCCTGACCGAGCCTGTGGAGGAGAACTCCCTGCGTGAGATCGAGCCCGTCAGCAATATCAGCGGTCTGGAAGAGCCGAAGCTGATGTTCAGCATCGACGATGAGGACCTCGCTGACGTCACCGACCAGGAGACTGCCAGAGAGATCGAGATGGAGGGTGACACCGTGGCGTATGGTCGTTTCAAGACCAAGATCGTTGCCACGGTCAAGGATACCGTTCTGCATGGCACTGACACCGACCTTGTCGGGGCTATCGATGCAGCGCTTCGCTCCGGCCTTGCCATCAAGGAGAAAATGCGTGCATTTGCTCCTGCGTCCGGTACTGGTGCCTATGATGCAGCGCACAAGCACATGTCCTTCTATCAGGCAGACGAGGGCGTGACGGCGATCAAGACCGTCACCGGAACCGATCTGATCGCAGCCATCATCAATGCGTGGGCCGATCTTCCGGAGGCATTTGCCGCAAACGCCAGGTGCGTCATGCGCAAACAGGACTACTACGCTGCCATCCGTGTTCTGGCAAACCAGAATTCCACCCTCTGGGGCAAGAAGCCCGAGGATGTTATCGGCATCCCGGTCACCTTCAACGACCGCGCGGTGACGCCGGTTATCGGAGACTTCCGCTACTCCAAGCAGAACTACGATATCGGTACCATCTATGAGACCGATAAGGACGCCAAGAAGGGCGAGTACTACTTCGTCCTGACCGCCTGGGGCGATCACCAGATCCGTCTGAAGAGCGCATTCCGCCTGGCCGCCGTAAACCCTTAAACGCGGATCTTTCGTCCCTGACGATCGGAGCATTGAGCCTCACTCCGGCCTTTGATGCCGGGGTGACGGCCTATGCCGTGTCCACCACCAATGCCACCAATAAGGTGACGGCAGCAGCCGCCGATCCGGATGCCACCGTGCAGATCCTTCTGGACGACACCGAGATCGCAAACAGCAGTTCCGCCACCTGGGCGGCTGGTGAGAACACCCTGACCGTCATTGTGACGAAAGGGTCCGCTTCCAAGACCTACACCGTGACTGTCACCAAGTCCTGATCGGGGGTGGCGGCATGGTTACGGTAGACAGATTCAGGAAGTATCTGAGACTGCCTCCGGATGACACGGAAGATCTGGAAGGTTACCTGCTGGCCGCAAAGGCGAAAGCCAGGTCAGCAGGGATCCCGGACTTCCAGGACAACGCCATGTATGATCAGTTCCTTCTGCAGTTCGCCGGTCTGCTGTACGAGGCCCGGAGCATGGACACCGATGCAGCGGACCCGGCGAAGGTGCAGATGCTGCTGAACAGCTATGTGCTGCCGCTGAGATATTCGGAGGATGACGCATGAGCAAGAGAGCGAACGCCGGAGAGCTCCGGACCATGATTCAGATCAAGCGCCGGGTGGTCGTGACCAACGACAACGGCTTTGATGAGGAGACCTATGAGAACGTCTACAGCGACGGTCAGTATGTCTACTGCAAATGGGTCGGAAACCACGGCTCGGAAGTGTTCAGCCGGGACAGCTATGCAGAACGCAGGACGGCCACCGCGACGATGCGATATTCGGAGCTGGCCGATGACGGGAAGCTGGTGGTGTTCCTCTACGGGGATCCCGATCCCTGGGAGGTCGTCAACGTGGACAATGTCGGGCAGCGGAATCAATGGCTGGAGCTCTCTCTGCAGAAACGAATTCCGGCCAGATAGGAGGCACAGAGATGTCGATCAGAACCTTTCTGGAATCAGCTGTCGATGTGCCGGTGAAGCGTCCGGATTACAAGGGTGATGCCACTCAGTACATCACCTACCACATGCTCGGCCAAACCGGCACGATCTACGCCGAGAGCACCGAGGCAGAAACCGGAACGGAGTTCTGGATCAGCATCTGGTCCAAAACGGACTACACCCAGTTGCTTCACGATGTGAAGTGGGCGTTTCTGAATGCCCACTGGCGCGTGACGGTGGAGGCAGAGTATTTCGACAGCGATTCCGGCTATTACCGGGTGATTCTGGACGTGGCCTGCGTCGGGGAAAGGTTCGGGTGACGCCTGTGGCCGATCTGACTTTCACCGGCACGGCAGAGTTGAATGATGCATTTACCCGGATTCATGATATCCCGTGGGACGTGACCGAACGGGCCTTGGACTCCATGGCCCAGGTTGCTGCCAGGGAGATCCAGAGTACCGGAGAGTACATGGGCGTCCGGGATGAGGAAAGCGACGTCCACATCCTGGACAACATCACCACCAAGAAGGCCACGAAAACCGATGACGGGGGCCGGGAGAAGATCACCTTTGACGGAACCCGCCATCGTGGCCGGACAACCACACGGAATGCAGAAATCGCATTCGTCAACGAGTACGGCAAGCGCGGTCAGGACGCCAGACCGTTTATGAAGACCGCACTCAGCCAGAACGAAGCCCTGATCTCAGAACCCGGCGTCACGATCATAGGGGACTGGATCGAGGAGAATTTCAAGAATTAGGGAGGAATACCTCATGGCCAAGTATGACCTGCGCTATATCCAGTGCGCAAAATACGTCAACACGGACGGAGTCATCAGCTTTACCGACAGGCAGAGAGTCGGTGACTCCATGACGGCCAACATCGAGCTTCGCTTTGCTGAGGGCCGTCTGTACGCAGAATCCACGCTTGCCGAGTACATCCGCAAATGCACCGGCGGCACCATTTCCCTCGGTGTGAAATACATCAAGGAAAATGCCCAAAAGCTCATGTTCGGCCTGACGGAGAAGACCCGCTCCATCACGCCGCAGGGAGGCGCCGCCACCAGCGTTAAGTCCCTCGTGACCAAGCGCAGCACGATGGGCAATTATGTTGGCATCTCCTTCTACACTCCGGCTCTGTACGAGGGTGTGGAGAAGTACGACTGCATCTTTGTCGGCAAGT